GAACGGGCAAATTTCATCAAGCAGCGCTTTGGAGACGCGGCAGTGGTCGCAACTGACTTTAGCGCCTTTGAGTGTGCTCACCGCGGCGCTAAGTCCACGGCCGTGCGACGCGTTTTCGCAAGAATCGCTTCAAGCTATCCAGGAGGCCGTGAGTTCTTGCGACTGTTTGATGAAATTTACACAAAAGACTTGGTCTGTCGTTACCGTACATTCACTGCCAAAGTGCGTGGTACGTTGGGCAGTGGAGCGCAGTGGACTAGTTCAGCCAACGGAGTCCTCAACCTTCTGCTCTCTTCGTACCTCCGAGCTACAACCGACAGACCTTGTTCAAGCATTGCTGAGCGTGTTGCGTACGCAGCCACAGTGCCAATGGTCTTCGAAGGCGATGATGGTCTGGTCGGAGGAGGTTGTTTCTCAGATCGACTCATCACAGGCCTCGGGCTCATGCAAGATGGAACACCACAGCTTAAATCCATTCTTCACGCAAGCGCAACACTCGCTTCTTTCTGCGGAATCATGCAATGCAGCTGTGGCCGAAATCTCTCCGACCCAGCAAAGCATCTCACAAAATGTTTCGTCTGCCCAGCATACACCGCAAGCTGGCGGCGGGGCCGTCGCCTCGCAATCATGCGAGCCAAAGCAATGTCTTGGAACCACATGTATCCGGGCCAACCTGTCACGGCTGCTTTGTGCGATGCGGTGCTCCGCCGAACTGCTGGAGTGGACACAAGGCATGTCGGGCGCACAAGCGGCTTCGATGAATTCGAACTGCGAATCCTCCATGAGTCTCGAGCAAGTGACAGGAGTTTTGCAGAACCGCTTGCTTGCTGCAGGGATTTCATTTCAAGACACTTTGCGTTTTCAGTCGAATCTCAACGCGTCGCTGAATTACACTTGTCAAGCTGGGGCCGCGGCAACGAAGCAAACTTGCCGTATCTGCCAGAACTTGCAGAGTACTACGCAAATGGATTTGAAACAAAGTGGGGCCCACAGTCACTCTCAAAGTACTGGTCTGGTCGACCCAGTGACGATGCAACAGCGCTCTTCGCTAACCATGCCAAACACGGAAATGCTGCGACCTTCCGAGTTCAATCAGGGACCTCGGCAAAGTGGCAGTCGCGCAAAACAACGGCGTCGGTTGTCGACCCAAGAATCCACAGACCCCGAGTCGGGCGAGAACACAACGAGTGGATCGACGAAAGTGCGGAAAAGATGATTTCAATGTGACCAATCAAATTATCAAGAAATTCAAAGATTGACAATGTGAATCGAGC